CTTGTCCTCAAAAGCAGACGCAATCTCGGCCTCTACGTCCTCCACTTTGATGACAAGCGGCGGATCATTCGGGATGATGACCGGATCGTCCTCATAATCCGCCGAGACGTGGACATGTTTATCCGACACGGGGCGAATGGGCGAATCCACCTTGATCTTCGGCGGGCGGCCACGACGCTTAGGCTGATCAGACATGAGGAAGCATCTCCGTTACGCGAATGCGGTCTAACATGTCTTCGACTCCGCCAACCTTCACCAAGGCGTTGTATTGGCTCGGCGAAAGCCACAATGGTTTGTCGGGGGAAAAACGAGACAGCAGGGCGCGCGTCAGCAACAAATCGGCGGCACGGCGCTTAGGCTGCATTTTGCATCTCCACCAATGCTACGCCGTCAATCACGGCAACACACCATTGACGATCCCCGGATGAAAGCGCAGCAGCAGACATCTCGACAGCTTGCCGCTGAGCCTCAAGCCACGCCTGCGGACCCATAGAGCGCCGCAGGGACAAATGCTCTTGCGGGGTAATCAGGCGCTTAGGTTCGGTCACTTCCAAAACTCCCACCACTTCTTGTCTCCATATGCGACCTTGCCCCGCTTGCCGGGCTTTCCGTTCGGACCTGCGCCACCACTACCGCCCTTGGCCACCGCGCCGCGTCCGCTGGCATAAGCCGAGCCTCCCGCGCCGCCGCCGCCCACAATAATCCAGTCACGCCGCCCAAGCGCTTCTTTTAACGGGCTTACGCTTTCCATATCGGTCTGACTGTCCACGGTCGATCCTCTCTCTGTAACTCACGGCTAGCATCCGGCCCGCATCGGCCATGTGCGATGACCAGTCGTGCCAAGGGCGGTTTTCAAAAACCTTGCGCTTGTCGTCCCACTTCTTGCGATAGTTCTTCGCAGCCTCAAGGAACTTAGACGATTTTGCCTCATCAATCCATATGCGAGTAAACATCGTGCGAAGGGCGTTGATTCCGTCATCAACCGACAGCATCGGAGCGACCGACAGCTTGCCCAGCAACCGCTTAAGCACTTCCTCCCGCGACCGGCCTGTCGTCATCTCCCGAACCCTTACGTCATGCGGAAAGACGTGATCAGCGTAGATATAGGGCTTGGCGAGAACGTCAGCGGCGACTTGGGTCAGTGCCGTTTGATTCCATTCCTCGGCTTCGATGATCCGAACTTCCTTGCCTAGCGTCTGCACAAACAGAACCGCCGTGGCGTCGTCCAGACCCAAATCCCAATAGGTCGTTACCGGAAGCGCAGGATCATGCGGAACCTTGCCGATCCGCTTTTCGTCATAAGCCTGCTCAATCTCCGCGCCATAGTAGGCCCCGACAACCGCGCTATCGAACGAGCATTCGAACTCGGTCGCGTATTGCTCTGGCGTCATCGAAGCCTTCGCGTCGGCTAGCTCCTCGGCATCAACGATACCCGTCTCGCTGGCCTTCAGGCGAACGTAATACCAGTCCTCGGCCTCCTTGGCGTGTTCGCATATCTCATAGAAGGCATTCCGGCCCTTCGGAGTTCCGATAAAGACAGCCGACCCCTTACGGTCAGCAAGGGCAGGGCGCAAAACCTCATTCCAGGCCGCAGGGTTCATGTCCGCATATTCGTCCAGAACCATGTGATCGAAATACAGACCGCGCATCCGGTCCGCATTGTCCGCGCCATAAAGCCTGATCCGCGCGCCGTTCGGATAGTCTATCCGTAGCTCGCTCTCATTGAAGCTGACACCGGGAATGTTCGCAGAGAACCGCTTGGCATAGCCCCATGCCACGTCCTTGGCCTGCACATACGTCGGGGCAACATAAGCCCCCCTCGCGTCAGGAAGAGGACAGCGCAGCACATTGTCGATCAGGTCAGCAATCGTGGCGACAGTCTTGCCAGCACTAGCGCCGGTGGGCAACGAGAGCCGCCCACCGCTTTTCCCTCATATGAAAGGGCACGAACTGCGCCCTGGGTTGATAGCCGAGGCTTATGGTTGGCATTCAACCGACTTCCACGACTTGCCGAGCCAGATATTGCTGATGTTGCCGCACGAAACGCCATACCGCTTTGCGTAAGCGCGAGCCGACATAACGCGCCGCTTTATGTGCCTAACATCCGCCTCGGTAAGCTTTGACCAAGACGCCCGCTCGCCGCGATTGTCTGGCATTTTGTTCCGCCCCTTGCGGACCATATCGCGGGCATTATCGGCCAACGTCCCTAAAAACAAATGGTCAGGGTTTACGCACGCTGGAGTGTCGCACTTGTGCAGAACATTTGCGCCATCCGGAAGCGGCCCGTTATGCTGTTCCCAGCTAACGCGATGCGCCTTGGCAACGCCCATTTCTCGCGTTCCCAAGCCAATAATCCCGTATCCACGCTCGTTGATGCCGCCAGACCAAAGCCAGCAACCGGAGTTCGGCTCAAACTCAACCTTCGCCATTAGGCGGCTTTTGATCGGCGTCAGAAAATTCTTAGGCATTCTTGGTTTTACCACAACGCACGACGGTGCGCCACAAGCGCAGCCCAGCGCGTCTTTCGCATGTGGAAGGGAATGAGCTGATCCCTAGGCCTGTAACCAAGATCAACCCTCGGCACGCGGCACGCCGCTAATCACCACAAGGGGACCGCCCTCGGGTCCGCTGACCTCCTGCTGGACCTTCTCGCCGTATTGCTTGGAGTTCCACTTGCCGATCAGGCGAAGGCGCGTGTCAACCATGATGCGCTTGTTGGCCGGATCGATGGTCGGATCATCCGCAATGCGGAGGCTATCATAGGCCAGAAAGTGCGTCCCGATCTGTCTGGCTCGCGTGGAAGCCTCTAAAAACTCGGGGTGAGCCTTCTCCCAGTTATAGACCGTCTGAAACGTCGGAATGTGATCGTCTTCACAAATGACTGAAAGCGGCTCGCCTTTCGACAGCCGCTGACAAATCTCGTTAGCCACTTCTGGCTTGAAGAGGGAGGGACGACCTCCGGGCATTTACTTACCCTTGCGATCACCCGGTTGCATTTGACCGTAGGTCTTCAGGGGATTGGCAGGCGGCTGGATCGATTTGATACGACCAGCGGAAGCGTTTTTCATTGCTCCGCCCATCTTGCCTTGTTTCTGCATCATGGCCGAAGCCTCCATTGAACTTGTCTGCCCCGTTCCGGCTAACCGTTTAGGTGCTACACGCGAAAGGACGGTGGAAGATAGATTGGCTTGGCGGGAAGGTCAACGGCGCATGTGGCGCGGATACATGGATTCTGGAAACGAAAGCGGCTCCCATCCATTTTCGGTTTTGTTGCACAGCCACGCGCGAAACTGCGCCAAGGTCATGCCGTGCCGCTTCCAACGGCGATCCCATTCCCAAACGTCGCGGCTCACAACCCCAGCCTTTCTAGCTGATCCTCAATCGACTCACCCTCAAAGTTCATGAAGGCTTCTGCTTGGCGAAGGGCTTCCTTGGCCTTGGCCTCCGTTTGGCAATGTCCGGTTTCTACGGGAATGCCTTGGAAGGATAGGGTGTAGGTGTAGGGATGGGTCATGCGGGATCAAGGCGATGCAGGGCCGCGTTTTCAATGCGCGAGGCCGCGTCATAAGCGGCTTGAAAGGCGGCGACCTCTTCGGTCGAACGACGGCAGACCTTGGCGGTCATAAGGTCGTCCCATGCGCGCGCGGCGTTTTGCTGGGCGTTGATCGCGGCTTGCTCGATAGCGTTGAAGGTCATCTCGTCTCTCCCTTGTTGGTAAAGAGAGAATGGAGGATGGGCGGGAGGATGTCAAGTGACATTTCTGGATTAATGCTTCCGGCAAACCGCAAAAGCAGTTTGAGTCTGGGGCATAGCATTTAGACTCGGCGCGCTCCGATGGATTGCTTGCTAGCAACAATCCGCCTTGGCACCCTTAGCCGCCAGAAGCATTGATCCGCGCAGTCCAGTCTCATCACTTCACCGACGCAAGCGTTGGCAATACGATCCCAGACGGCAGGGATTTTCTACCACACATCCCCGCAAAGAAAAACCCCGACGCGGGATAGGCCACACGCCGGGGTCCATCAACAGGGAGGGTCGATGTGCTTTTCAGCAGCGGGAATTATGCCTTAATGGGATGGGGCGTCAACTAGAGCGGCCTTCAATCGCGACAAAAGCGCGTCACAAATGACCTCTGGCGGAACGGGCCGTCGCGGGTTCATTCCGGTCAGTTCGCGCAGCCATTTTTCGTGGGGAGGGTGACCTCTGTCTTGAACTCGTCCGTAACGGTCATTCGAGTTCCTAGCGGCCAATATCCGCGACCAATCATGAACTTCAAAACGGCGCGATGAGCATCCGTAATGCTGTCGCCTTCGTTGGCAATCGCAAAGCACAGCTCACGCTCCATTTGCTCAAACTCTGGCGTCTCGGGCATGGGTTGATCGGCAAGGCCAGCAAGGTCTTTAAGAGTGTCAACCCACGTCATCTAACCCTCTCCGCTGCTCTGGCATTGGCCGATTGCGTCCTCCAGACCTCCAGCTTCGCGTTTGCAGCCGCTACACGCTGTCTCGCCGCGTAGTCTGCCTTTGCCATCTGACCGACCTTGGCCAAGTGCTCCTTGAACCTGGGCTGCGCTCTGGCCCATTGCTCCCGTTCTGTAGCTGACTTGGCGTCGCTCTCGTTCATTAGCTCGGCGAGAACGGTCTTTGTCAGGTCGGAAAGATACTCATGGGCCGCACGATGCGCCGCGCTGGTTTCGTCGCTTAGGACCTCTAGCACGGCGTGCATGTCATCGTCTGAGACTAGCATGGCGGGAACGGAACCGGTCGCCAGTGGCTAGGGTTTGGCAAGGGGCCGCCGGGATCGCTACGCGCCCACGCTTTAGGCGACGTAGGCTGGCCATGTAGATAGTCGTGGTGAGTCCATCTTGCGCCAACCACGCGGTAACCGCCGTAGGGTGACGGACACCACAAATCGACTTCGGTGCCGTCTTTCGGCGCAGTTTCTATCGGTTGCCAATCAGACATCGTATTCCCCCGCCATGCGGACAAACGGGATATCCGAATCGTCTAAATCGTAACCTCCCGACGGGCGATTATTTCCCCGTCCTGACTGCGGATAACCTCCACCGCCACCGCCCCCGGAAACGCCGCCAGAACTTGCTCGACCATCGCTTTTGACGGCCTCACGGTCATCCCGTGGTTTATCGACCTTGAGCGACAGAAACTTGCCCTTAGCCCCATCCTTGAGCCATCCAGCAATCCTGATCTTGTCGCCGTTTTCAAGCGTCAGATCGCCCTTGTAATCAGGTCGGCTTTCGTTGCCTTCCTTGTCGCTTCGGAACAGCGCGCCCGTTCCCGGCTTTTGTTGGAAGTTGCTCACAGTTTAGCCTTTCGCGTTGTGTGCTTCAATAATGCGTTCCAGCAGGGCGTCGATTTGCTCGCGCGGGGCCTTGCGGAGATTGGCGAGAACGCCCTTGTTGGCGTCACGGTAAAGCCGAACGTCGTCGGCGGTGTGGACCGTGCTCTTGATGGTCTGATAGAGCGCGCGGGCCATCGCTTTTTCTCCGGGCGAACCCCACTCGATTTGGCCAGTGACCTGTTCTAGCAAGTTTTCCAGCTTGTCGTATTCTTCCTTGACGATCTGCCTGTTCTTGACCTCGACCCACGGCGACGGGATCGTGTAGAGATAGCGGGCAATCCCCCACTTGACCCCAGCGCGCTTTAGGGCGTCTGAAATAGCGCCTTTTTCGGCCTCTACGTCACTGTCGCCTGCGCCGTCTGCTTTCGTGATCCACTCGCCGTCGATCCTGATCGAAAGATAGCACACAGTGCGAGGCCCGGCGAACTCGTAACGGTCCTGCCAGTTTGCGGGGCCTACGACCTGATCAAGCCGCTCCATCACGTCGCGGGCGTCGATATAGGCAAGCGCCATACCCCTTCCATCCGCGCCCATGCGCCCGATACGCCACGACACGGCCTCGGGCGGGAACGGTGCGGCAAGCGCCTCAAATACGTCCGTCATACTGTCTCCCTGTTAAAATAACCCACGCTTTCAAGCGCAGACCTGATTTCCTTTGCGCGTTCGGCGCAGGATGGATTGTGCGGGGCAAGGGCTTGGCAGCGGAAATATTCATTCCACGCATACAGGTTTCCCTCTATCCACATTCCGCCGTGATTTACGGAGACGACGCCGTTGGTGGTTCGGGCGTTCATGCGGGACGCAACGACGCTATCGGCAGGACTCGGTTTAGCACTCCATCGCAGCACCAAGCCATATCGCCATTGATGGCGACGACCTCGTAACAGGAATAATCGTGCCGCCATGACACCCGATCACCAACGGCAATCGGAGGCTCTACCTTCTTGATGGAGAAGAATGGGGAGGCAATGTCTGCGGGGTCAAATCCAGTCCAATGGGTCCCCCCGTCCGGAATAATCCCAAGGACGCGTGAGCAATCCTTGACCACGCCACGCACAGTCACCTCGACCGTGTCGCCTTTCTTGATGCCCTCTAGCTTATCCATTCGCTCTCTCCAAAGTCAGTCGCTCCCTCGTCAGACGCTCTTGCTCCGCGTATAGATGCTTGCGGGCTTGCTTGCGTTGGCGGGCGGTTTCGATCTCACGGCGCAGGGATTCCTGGCGGTTCTCGATCA